CGTGCTTTTACTGTCATATTTCTCAGTGTTTATTATTTGGTTTAAGATAACAGATACTGCTGGCGTTTTACTGCGGACACATCTAAGTCTCCAAGCTCCGGCACATCAGGCAGTACTGCTTCTGGGTTGTTGTTGATTTGCTCCGCACGGAACTCGCCTAGGAGGTCAACGGTGAAAGTCTTTGCGTACATCTCTCTTACAATTGTATTCATTCTGCGTGCATTACAAGCGTGTGTTACGAAACAGTCATGAATAGTAGCGAGGTCAAAGTCAACATCATTAGCAACTTGATGTACAATACAAGCGTCTAAGCTGTGGATAAAGTTAGCAGTGATAGAGTTGCATTGTCCCTTCTGATCGATGGTGTCTGCTAGCTCATCTGTTGTGATGCTGATATTCATATTCTGAAAGACAGACTCAACCTTTAGCTTCTTAAACTTGCGGTAGCTTTGCACTACTTTAAATCCTGTAGGTGTAGACCAGGTGATCGGTTCGTCACATCCTAATGCTCGTACACTTTCCCGTAAGAACTTCATCACTCTGTTGACCGGACGACACGCTTGGTCTGCCAATCGGTTGACGATCTTACATAAATAGATAACAGCAGTGAGCATCTCACCAGTCGATGACCAGTTATGATTAACACCGATGCTTTTAAATACATCTTGTACCAAGTTATAGTGGGTAGCACCGTATGGTCTGTTCATAACGGCAAGCTTTGCTAACTTACGAGTGATGCCAAACTTCAACCACTCCTGTGCAAGCACGCCACCGTCCGCTCTTAGCTCATCGTACACACGGTCAGCAAACTCTTGGTACATATCATTAGCCCGGTCCTCTTCTACTAAGTTACACATACGACCGGTGTCTTTGTCCCGTAGTAACAAGGATAGGATTTGCATACCATTGTTACTGCAATCTTGACGGACGGGCAGGTACGATACATAGCCGTATCCCTCTTCAGTGAACTGCTTATATTCCAGACAGAATCGAAGGAAACAAAACGGATCGCCTGCTTCTGTCCACCAATCGGTTCCGTGTGGGTCGTTCGCTGCTTCAAGTATAAAGTTCTGACGCTTACCTACCCACTCAAGTCGCTCCGCTCTTGTACCTTTTACTCCCCACATATTAGCTCCGTGTATAAGTACAGCTTCCAAGTCCTCTTCATCCACCACCTGCTGACCGTTACCAAAGTCTAACAAACTCTTAGCTAAGTCAGACCCTTGTGGATGTAAGTAGTACGGAATAGCGTACACTCTGCCCCGGTAATCACACCTATACGGAAAGTAGAACTTATCCCACTCACTATATAGCTTGGCGAGGTGTAGAATACGGACGGTTAAGTAACGCTTACTGCTGTTCGCTTCATTCACGCTCTTGATGTCCTTTTGCTTTAGCTTCCACGCCCGTAACTCGTGATCGTCACCGCCTGTGTACCTCGGCTGCTCAGGTATCTCACTGAAGTTAGGTATGTTACCGACTACTCGCTTGTTATCAAAACACTGCCGTACAATAGATAACATATCATCGTTAATCTGCCACGCTACCTTCTGTAACTTATTAACAGCAGAGAAGGCGTGCTCGTAGCTACGCTTGTGTTCTTTGAACCAAGACAACGGCTTACCAGTAAAGAACTCCTGCGGTGGCATATGCTTTAAGCTGTACCCACCACCCACTAACTCGTACCAATCAATCGGTTCGTCAGGCAACGCCATCTTAAATACACGAGTCGTCTCCTTCCACGCATCAAATCGTTTGACCCAGTCTGTATACTCACCACTAGGTGAACAGATACGCTCCGGTTTGTGTCCCTTCTGAGTGCCTACTGCAAATCCGACCTCCCATATACCCGTCTCGATCCGGATCTCTTCCAATAACCAAGCACCCAGTCCAGCCTTACACTTACTATCCCAAAGCGTGAACCGTTCGTCTTCGTAGTCGTAGAACTGCTTGAGCTTCATCGCTTTGGACCGATCATCAAGACCAAGTAAGTCACGCTTGTGTGGGTGCATTTCTTCGACCGCCTTGTCCCACCTCGCCTGGTTCTCAAATGCTTTGCCGATCTTATACGCCATCCGTCCGACAGGTAAGTTAAATTGTAGGTTATCAAGCACGGTTTGCATAGCCATCGAAGCTATCTGATACGGACACATATCAAGTACGAAGGTAAGGAATAACGGTGTAGTGTGCTGTGTGTTACCTCCGAATGTGTACATGAAATCATCCACCCTCTTACCTAACCTCGGAGCCATCACCTTGAGCAATCGTTTCGCTGACTCCGTCTTGCTACTCTCACCNTCAGCTCTCAGCTTTGCTTGTCGGTTACGGTACGCTGTGCGTCCCCACTCCCTCATCCGCCAAGTCGGTCCACGGGTAGGTTCTTTTTCGTTACTCATACTATCCTATTGAGGTTCTCAAAGTTATCAAAGGTACTCTTCGGTTTCATCCGTTGAATGTCCGTGCGTATCGCCACCAGTTTTCCGTCCTTGTCCCGCTCAAAGCGTTTCACCTCGGTGTTACACCAGAACTTTTGGTAGGCATCGTTGATAGCTTTCGGATCAACCTTAGACCAGTCGATGTCATGACGGACAGATACGCTCCAATCGTTATAGCTTTCCTCCACTTCGTAGCTCCTCTCTTATGATGTCCGCTTCCGCCTCCCAAAAAATGTCAGCGTTTGCGTGGGTCTTCAATGCGTTGGGCGAACAGGTAATCTTCGATCTCCTCTTCAGTAAGTCCTTTAATCTCTGCCAAATGGTACTCTCTTTCTCTTTCTTCTTCATCTGCTTCATCGTATGGGTTGTTGCTGTTCAGCCAAGTGTCGTAGTTATGTCCGTTCATTGGTTCTTTATTGTATTTGATCTCGTCAGGTATAACCCACGAGGTTCGGTTAAATAGTCCAGTCTTAAAGGTCATTGTACATCCAAGCCAACAGGATAAGACCGATCACGGACAGGCAAAATAATCCAAGCATACTCATAATATATTCTCCTTCGGTCATTGGTTATTCAATTGGTTCTTTATATCGTCTCCGATTGGTTCGTAATTGCCAAGGGCTTCGATCTGTCGCTTTAACTGCTCGTCTTGTAGCTCAACCAAGCGTTCACGGAGAGTTAAGTTGTCGGGTAGCTTATCCCTCACGGACAGGTAATGATGTATTAAAGCCCGCAAGCTGTCGTTACATAGGTCGTTCATAGGTAAGAAATCTGGGTCGGTTAGGTTGTCAGTCATGCCGTCAAGAAATACCCCAAACTTTACAACAGCGTCTGCTTATCCAGTATTTACCGAAAGGATCAAAATATCTGTACTCATACAAAGCCAGTTTTGCTTTACTTTCAGTTTCAAAGGATTCAAGGGTCATGTTTATCTTTTTTTCGTAGTATTTATAATTTATGTAGTACATATTATTTAAGTTTTTCGAGCAGGTAAGTAGCGGTTCTTACGATGTTGTAAGAAGTTACTTTGATGCTGTAAGGATGTTTCCTTGTGTTAAGTTTTCCTGCCCCTAATTTACGGACAGCTTTGACCAAGTTATCGTAAGCAGTTTCGGATCGGTTATAAGCTACACCTGCCAGCTCAGCTAAGTCACTAGCAGATATTTTATAACGAGGGTTGCCGTTCACATCAGCGTTTAAACGTGTGAAGTATTTAAGGACATTTTGATTATTAATAATAGTAGTAGTATTCATTTTAGGTATTTGGTTTTTATCGGTTAAAGTTATGTTCGTTACAAGTTGTGCCTTCGTTTTCTCGCAAGTGCAAGTCTGAATCGCACTCTTTACATTTTTTACGGGCAGGTAAGGATCGGTTAAGCTCTTTCATAACGGATTTGCATTGCTCCATGAAACATTCTTTGCTTTCTGCACGCCCTTGGTACTCTGGATAATCTCGGCAAGCCCATATAAGCTGAGGACAGGTAAGGTATCGCTCGTTATCGATTCGATAGAAGAAAGCAATTTGCTTTCCCCGGTGGTCGGTTAAGTAGATAGTAACGCTCATGTCGATTTAAGGTAAAGATCTTGTATGGACCCAGTTGTTATTTCGGTTGCAATCGTTTCTGCTTGGTCTTGGTCCATGTCTAAGACTTTACTGGATAACTCTATTAAATGGTCCACCTCAGCCGGATAAGTTAACGGACCAGTAAGTCTTCCCTTTCGGTTCTTTTTAGCTTTGGTCCATGTATCAAAACAAATGCGTTTCAATCTTTCTTGTATTAATTTGTAAACTTGGTCTTGTATATTCATCTTCGGTTAAAATTGTGCCATTGCTTCAATCGCTTTGGCTTGGTCTATGTTGTCAGTTATCAGCTTGTAAATTTCTTGTTGTATATAGTCAGGTAAGGTTAAAGATTAATAAGATAATCCTTTATGCTCTAATATATCACGCAAGCGAATAAGTACTTTACCAAACTCTAAAACATCGGCATCGGTTATATCTTTCTCAAATGCAAAGTGGCGTAAGGACTGATAACAAAAGCAATCTTCGTTTGCTCCCATTGGACTAGCTCTAAAGTGCCATTCGTTTGGTATGCATTCGTCAGTTTCAAAGGTTAAATAGTCACAAATAGCAAATAACCATTGCATGCAATTCCCCCAAGCGTCCCCGTCATTTGTCAGTTTATATTCGTTTTTAAGTATAGTGTTCATTTTGATAGATAGGTAATTAGGTAATTAGCTTGTAAAGTAGATCAAAGCAAAGAGCCAGAAGCTCCCGCAGATTGTATTGATGATTAAGAAATCGATTAATTTTTCTTTCATAGTGTTTAAGCGTTTGATGGTAGTAAGCCTGTTTCTCATTATGCTACTTCCTCCGTCTCAATGTGCTCTTTTAATTCGTCCCAATCAATTTCTTGCAAGTTGATCATGTCTGCTAGTATTTTGTCAGTAACAAGTTCACTATTAGCTAAGTCTGCAACTTTTTGCTCTAGTTCGTCTTTTATCCAATCTAAGTCAGACTCATAAGTAGGTTCGTACCATACATTGATCAGCCAAGTTGATCTGTTTGCCCATCCGTTGTAAGTAGTGTCTGTAGTATTCATTCTATTGGTATTTATTGGTGTTTATTGATTGTTGTTAGGAAAGAGCAAGACCGACTTTTACAGCTTCGCAAGATTTGTCGTACTTAACTAGTACTGAGCTGAAAAACGATTCATTCTTGTATCCATCCCAGCCGTAAAGCTCGTGATCTGTGCCACGCCCATTCAAGTTTTCATTGACTCGCAAGAAATCGTTTAAATCGTAACACCAGTTTTTAAAACGAAAGAAAGTACTTTCCTCAATTGTATCATAGGAATCTTTAAGCTCGTCTTGCTCTTTGGTTGTTAGTTCATTCCAGTATAAAACTGGGCGGTAGTGGTTGTTGGTAATGATTTTCATA